AGTCGACTCATCTCAACACATGCTCCATCACTGGAACTTGTAGTGCGATAGGAAGACGATCCGTGGCAGCAGAAAGATCGATTGAAAAGAATCATCTCCCTTTTACGGGAAACTTTCTTAACTGCTCAACCGGCTTGGTTTGGTTGAAGGTCCCATCCATTGGGATCCCACGAAGAATCGTGAAGATCAAATCATGTATGGGTTTCATCACCCATTGCGTGAACGGATCTACCATCGCGAAAACTCGGACCTTACCAGCGGCCTCCTCCTTGAAGCCTAACTTAGCAAGTCCGATCGCTGGACCCCCTTGCACTTGAGCATCTTCAGACACCATTTTAGAACGGTGTAGATGTCAGTTACTAAGGGAAGCTCATCCCAACCTTTCCATTATCGGTGGGAATTGTCCTCCCAAAGAGTGACGAGACCAAAGAACCAAAAGCTCTTTTAGAGAACCTTTGAGTTCAGTGGCCTGTCAAGCTTTGGCCGATCTGACCAAACTATAGAAGGACGACGAAACTGTCGCCCTCCCTAAGATTTGATCTTCAACGGTTTGAGGACCAGACTTTAAGATAGGGAAAGGTTGAGGCTGAGCAAGCTCAACTTTTGATTTTGGCGAGAACACCCCCTTTAGGGTCGGAAAGAAGTTTCCCTCTAAAAAGGATTTTCATTCTTCTAAGAGAGTACTTCTGAATTTAACTCCAGGATCAGTGATAGTTGAAAGATTCAATTTACCACGAAATTCAATTATTCGGTATCATCCGAGTAACGTCATTCACAGTCTAATAGACTGTTGATCATTTTGTCGAATTCTTTTTCTAACTCCAGCAGGGATAATTCTCGGAAGCCCGGCTTTTGTACGTTTAACTCGGCTTTTCAGCTCCGTTATGTCGGACACTTTATAACCAGCAATAGATTGCTGTAAGAGCACTTGGCAAGATTTCAGGTACAATGTTGTACCCTTGTCTCCCTGAGTGACCATAAGGTGTCTCAGCCGGGAACAGAAGTGGCCAATTTGCCTGACAGTACTAGGTTTACAGTGGAAGAGGACTCCACGGGATACTTTAATAAGTCATCCAATGAGTCCCCGACCCATATTTCTATGGACCAGACCTCTAATGGCATCTGTATTCCTTCCAATCAAGGTGCTAAGAGTCAACATTGTATTTTTGACTCCGACGCTTCTTCCTTGGAGGCTTGCGCCTCTCCACGAATCGTGTGAGAATTGTCATATGACAAGTGTCTCGTTACCGATAGGGGAGCAATGTTAGCTGATAAAACTGTGTCTCTTCAGAGAACACGGTAAATTAGTTGACGTTGCACTCTATTTTTCATAATTAAATTGTATTAGTTGTATTTCGGTTAGTCTTATGCTGACGGTTAAACCTTTTAAGGTTTATACTGCATTACATCGTCTGATCGTCCACCACTCTGGTGAGCGTAAGGACTGCGATGCACTCGTCAACGAAGATACCACGCGGAACTATCATGTTCGGCGCTTACTCCTACATATAATAATTATGAAAATTCAGTAACTTTACACATTTGCGTTCGGTTATAATACAGAATAAGGAATAAAGTAAGATTCTTAATCTAAAGCTTTATTCGCCATTAGACCCGCTTTCCCCTTGCGGGGGGCGTAAGTCCCCTATGTAAGGACCATTATTGTCTAATGACCCGGTCATTGAACTTTGTATACGAACTTTTTACATCCG